ACTCAGCAGATCCTAAAGATTCTCCATACAGAAGAGTCAGAAGGGTTTACAAGAGTGGCAGAACAATGTCAAGACGCTGCAATTCAGATGTTTGAAAATGCAGCAAAAGAAGAAAAAGAATGGGCATCATACCTATTCAAAGATGGATCAATCATTGGACTCAATGAGACTGTGCTACACCAGTATATCGACTGGCTCTGCATGTCTCGGAGAAAGTCGATTGGACTCCCATATGATAATGCGGGAAAGAACCCAATCGCAGGTTGGACACAGGCTTGGATGCAGAGCGAGAGCGTTCAAGTAGCTCCACAGGAACATGAAATCACCAGTTATAAAATTGGTGCTAGTAAAAACGATTTGGATGATATGGACTTAGGAGGCTTTACATATGAGTAACAGCGACCACTTAGCTAGGATGAAAATGTGGGAAGAGACAACATCGAATACGATCCCAAAAAACATTGGAACCAAAACTCTAATTGAGAATATTACCCAGTGGCATCATGACCGTAATCTTATTGAAGGCTCTACAGACAAGGATCAATATTGCAAGTTGATTCAAGAAGCTGGTGAGCTTTCTGATAGCATCTGTAAAGGAAGAGATGTTTCAGATGATATTGGCGACATGATAGTTGTTCTAATCAATATTGCTGAAAGAAATAAGCTAAGCATTTCTTCATGTCTTGAAAAGGCATGGAACGATATTAAAGATAGGAAAGGACAGATGGTTGACGGCGTGTTCGTGAAGGAGGCTGATCTATAAACTTTCCACATAATAAGGGTTTTACATGAGAACCAAACGACAGAGAAAAGAAGACAACAAGAAACCTAATCACAAAATTAAACCTCTTGAAGCACAGACAGATAATCAAAGAGACTATATCAGAGCAATCGTAGAGAACGATATTATATTTTGTTCTGGCCCAGCGGGTTCTGGTAAGTCTTTTATAGCAGCAGGAATTGCCGCTCAACATCTACATCACAGTAGGATTGAGCAGATTATTGTAACTAGACCATTAGTTTGTACTGGTAAAGACATCGGGTCTTTGCCGGGAGAGATGGGTGAAAAAATCGCACCATATCTTTTGCCGATGAAAGAAAACCTAAAGCACTTTCTCGGTCAAGCATACTACGGTCTATATGCAAATGAGGGTCAAATCCAATACAAACCATTAGAGGTTATGAGAGGATCTACATTTCATAACTCTTACATGATTTTGGATGAGGCACAAAACTGTACTGAAGATCAGATTAAAATGTTTGTCTCTCGTATGGGCGAAAACAGTAAGGTCATTATCAATGGAGACATTGAGCAGAATGACTTACGTGGTCGGAGTGGTCTTGAGTTTTGCATGAATAGACTAGACCGTATTGACGGTATTGCAATCTGCAAACTGACCTACGAAGATATTCAGAGGAATGGAATTATAGGAAGATTTTTAAGAGCTTTGGAGAATTAGATGCCTTTATATGACTATGAATGTGCAAAGTGTGAGCACTTAGTGGAAGACGTTTTCCAAAAAGTAGACGATAAACCACTGAAGAAGTGTCCAGCTTGCGGAAAAAATAAACTGTTTAGGATCGTGACTGGCGGTATACATGGATGTATGGCTGGCAGCGATACCATTGGGGGTCTTGCAGATAAAAATGCTAGACTAAATAAAAATAAGATTGCTGAAGCGGAGCATAAGAAGCGTGAGTCTACACCGGAAGCACCCAAGGCTTGGTACGACAAATACGGCACTGCTACACCGAAAGAGATTAACAAGATGACTCCCCAGCAAAAAACCAGATATATTATGGAGGGACGCAAATGAAATATGTAGAAGGTACTTTACCAACAGATGAGAAGTCAGTCTTTTTCTTCGGAAAGAATGGCAACATGCTAGAAGAAGATGAGAAGCACAAACTGCCGCACTACGCTAAAATTGTGCAGAATACATCGGGTAAAGAAACTTGTTATATCAGAATCTACCAAAGTACGCCGTTTGATCCAATGGGGCCGTATGGTAGACGAGAAAGAAATCTTGACACACAGATCAAACGAGTGTCCAGAAATACCTTTGATTATTATATGACATACTTAAAAACTAATAATTCAATTTATTTAACTAAAGCACAAAGAGGATTTTTAAATGACTAAGAAAGGACCACTCAGTAAGGCTGAAAAGTTTTATATTGACAACCATCTTGCCAAACCTTTGGAGGATCTTTGTAAAGACTTAGATCGTGCAAAGTCCACCGTAAATAAATATCTCAAAACGATTGCTGTAGATGAAAAAGAGAAAGCAGAAACCTTACTGTACCAACAGTTTGCGAGGAATGGAAAAGGGTCAACTGTTATGACTCAGAACGCATCAGAGATGGCAGACAGCAAACGTAAGACTTCTCCCAGTAGATCAACAAGGTGTACCACTAGGATTCGATAATGGATAATGCACAATGGGCCACTTGGTATCGAGCCAATAAAAATGTTTTAAAGAGTAAGGTCGCAGTAAAGGTGATGACCTCAGACAACAAGCATTTTTTCTTTCATGATTATTATGAATGGTTCATAGTCAAGGAACACTGCAATAAAAACAGAGTAAGGATTAAAGATTTTCATCTGAACTTCCGATCTAACAGATGTGTGATAGACGTAGAAGATTCGGACGGTTTCTACTTCATCAGGTCTGCACTCGGCCAACCGGGAAAAGAGACAAAACTTTACTTTACCGTTGGTGTTTTACGCAACGGCATAGTTGAAAAAAAGATGTATCTCTTGCCAGAGCTTTTGAAAGAGAAGGAATATGAAGATGAGTTGGAAAACTGTTTTGATGAGGCCATGATCTACTATGAAACAAAGAAAGCGAACAGACAAAAGTAAATATAAGCATGAATCTACTGGTGATTACTGCACTTGTGCAGCTTATGTTGCTGAAATTATGTGCAAAAGAAATTCAGAGAATAAAAACCAAGGCTCCTTGCCATTTAAGTTCTGGAATAAAAAACCTTGGGACTGGACTTTCAAGAAGCAGATGTGGGCAGCACAGAAGATTCTAAAAGAATACAGCGAAGAGGCACTCGTCAAAGCTATACACTCAGATGAATTTAAAGGTATTTTTTCCTTAAATCATCCAAAATGTATTGGGATAATTAGCAAGTACGAGATACTATTAAAGGAGCAGGAAAGCAAACCGAAGCAAGAGATAGAAGTAAAGAAAAACGCTACGACCAGAAAGAAGGGTTACGGCGGGAAGAACCTTTTAAACAAACTTAGGAAACTAGAGAATGGCGAAGAAGAAGAGTAAAGCTGTTGAGTACGACGATCCTACAGTCGCAACATTGTGTAAGAAGTACGGTAATGTTATTGAGTCTGGCACTAAGGTGCTGGAGTCATTAGAAACGTATGATACTATCAGCGTGAGTCCAGCATTAGACATGGCACTCGGTGGTGGACTTCGAGAGGGTCAGGTTGTTGTGATGACCGGCGACCCAAAGACTGGCAAGACAACGACCGCTCTGTATGCTGCTGCTAAGGCACAAGCCAAGGGCAAGAAAGTATACTATCTAAATACCGAAGGTCGTCTTACCAAACAAAACTTTCGTGGCATCAAAGGTTTAGATGTTGATGCTATCAAAATTGTCCAAGCTACAGACGATACGCCCATCGTCTCTGCTGAGACATATCTTAATATTATGGAGCGACTTCTTAAAGAAGAAGAGAACCTGTTCTTGATCTGTGACTCTACATCTAACATGGTTCCACAGGACGAGATTGATGGCGAGATCCGCACAGGTGTTCGTAACGCTCTACCACGTTTGTTGTCTATGTTCTTCAAGCGTATCAGCGGTGACGTATCACGCATGAAAGCTATCGCTGTGTTCATCACTCACAACATCGCCAATACTGGTGGATCACGTTTTGCACCCAGCAAGATGGCAGACTGCGGTAACATGCTACAGTTCCAAGCTGGAACCAACATGGTCATCACGCATCGTGGCAAGTGGGAAGTACCCAAAGAATCAGGCAACCATGTTGGTCAAGTTGCTAACTGGCTAATCAAAACCTCTGCTGCTGGTGGCACACCTATGAGTACGGCAGCAAGTTGGATTCGGTACGGCATCGGTATTGATGAGTCGCAAGAGATTGCACAGATCGCTACAGACTTCGCACTGATTCAAGCAAAAGGTGCATGGTACACAATTTCTTGCCTAGTCGATAAGGCTACGCACCCTATCGTACACGAATACCTATCAACCAACGAGGTTGATCTATCAGATGAAGAAGCTGTAACCAAAGCGTTTAAGTTTCAGGGTATGGAGAAACTGGTGAACTTTCTAAATGAAAATCAAGACCTCAGAGATATTGTTATTGAAGAAGTAAGAGACTTGTTCTAATGAAAGTTACAGGTTTAAACGGTAGAGAGTATAATCTCGACACCAAAAAATATTTAGTGAACAATCGGACGAGGCGTAGCTTCTATCACTTACAAGCTAGGGAAATTATAGTGGAGCTTTTTCATCCCTATCAGGTACTTGAAGAAGTTACGCTTCCCGGTTCTTCTACAAAAAAATCCAAGTTAGCCCTTGACTTTTTGATTCCGTCCTGTATAATAGCTGTAGAGGTGCATGGTGAACAACACTTTAAGTATGTGCCATACTTTCATAAATCTAGAGTTGGCTTTGCACAAGCAAAGAAACGAGACTTAGATAAGAAAGAGTGGTGTAGAATAAATGATATCACACTTGTGGAGTTACGATGGGACGAAGATCCAGATTATTGGAGAGAGAAAATTGAACGCAGCAGATAGACTACAAAAGTTTTTGTCAGGTATTGATGCTTATGTTAATGGCGAGAATATCTCACCAACAAAGTTTAATCCAGAATTTGCCGTAGCTGAAACGCTCACACTGGAACAGCTTGGTAAGTTGACACAGGATGAATGTTTTAATTATGCTTACCAACTTTATCAATATGCAGACCATATAGCTCACGAGCGATCAAAGTGTGAGAATGTTGTTAGGTGGTGCAGAGAGAACGCCAACAGTATTATTGCACATGAGGTCACAGAGATTGATGTGCAGTTTATGAAATATGAAACTAAAGTAGATTTAATTAAAAGAAACAACGACATAGCCAGAAGTATTACAGAGTGGCTTATTACCGCAGAGAGTAGACTAGAACCACTAAAAAGCAGAGAATACAATGTTCGCCGCAAGGCAGATATTCTAATTGAAAAAGGAAAAAGAAGATGAGTGATGAACTTGTAAAAGCATTACTGAACACAATGACAGCAGAGCAAAAGTCTGAACTGCTAAACAAACTGATGGATTCTTTGGCTCCATCAAGTCAAGATCAACCAACACAACAAACAGAACCAATACAAGAGGAAACGGTTTCCTCAACACCTCCGTCTAATGTGACAGAGGATTTTAGAGTAGTAAGAGATAACGACCTAGAAAAAAGGAAATCTCCGGTGAGAGCGAAGAAGAATCAATGGATCGACGAAGGCGAAGATCGTGATCCAGATTTTGACCCAGCAAAGTATGAACGAATGGGGAAGACTACGAGAAATCGTGGTCGAGTCAAAAAGAAAACTATTGAGTGCCATGTCTGTGGCCGTAGTTTCCAAATCAACCCATCTTTAGTTCACGGCGAATACATTAGATGCAACCGATGCACAGGAAGGTAAAATGGATCAGCTTTCCGATACCGGTGCGGAAAGAGCAGTCTTGGCTGGTCTTTTTGCATACGGTCTAGAATCATATGTTGAGATTAGCGATTTTATTACGCACAGCAGTTTTGCAAATCGTAATAATCAGGTGCTATACAAGTGTATTGAAAAGGTTCTTGAAAATGAAGCAGTAGCCGATATTCCAGCAATCCTTTCTGCCGCCGAGCAACTTAATTTAATAGAAGTAGTCAAGACTGAAC